ATTGTGTGCCATGCGTTTGGATTCCATGATGGCAAATATTTCAACAAGACAGGTAATGAAAGACATCGATACTGTTGAAATGAAAGTCAAGATGATGTCTAAAAAGTCCGGGGGTGTACAAATAAAATATCTTCCTTCGGGTAGTAATGTCAATGACATAAAAGCCTACATAAAAGAATTACAACTGAAACAAAAGAAAAAAGTAGATTGTATCTTGATAGATTATCTAGACCTCATGATGCCAAAAAGTAAAAAGATATCACCAGCGGACTTGTTCATAAAAGACAAATACGTTTCTGAAGAACTGAGAAACTTCGCAACTGAATCGCAAATGATAATGGCCACAGCATCACAGTTGAACAGGGCGTCTGTTGAAGAAATAGAATTTGACCATTCGCACATATCAGGTGGCTTGTCTAAGGTACAGACTGCTGACAACGTGATAGGTATATTCACATCGAGGGCAATGAAAGAGCGAGGCAGATATCAAATACAATTTATGAAGACAAGATCTTCTAGCGGTGTAGGACAAAAAGTTGATTTGGAATTTGATGTTGACACGTTGAGAATAAGAGATCTTGCCGAAGACCCAGAATATCAACAGTTCAAAAAACAAACAAGCACAATATACGACAATCTAAAAACTAAAAGCAAGGTATCGCCAACTGAACCCAACACAGATGCTAGAGAAGACAAGGAAATAGACCCACGCAAGGGGGACGATATTGGAAAAGTCAAAGCCACTGTAGAAGGCGGCAAACTGAGACAACTCTTAAACGAACTGCACTCGGATGAAGAACAGTAATGACATCGAATACATCTATGAGAAGTTGAGTGCGTTATATCCAAACTACTCAAACAAGAAACCTAAAGCAAAAATTTATTCAAAGGCATACACCAGCCTAATTGGTGTGATGCTGTCAGCACAAAGCCAAGACCAGAGGACGGCGGTGGCGTGTAGACAACTGTTCGCTTTGGCCAACTCCCCGGAAGAAATGCTGAAACTGTCACAGGAAGAGATCATAGAGGCCATCCGACCCGCGGGACTGTTCAACGCCAAATCAAAAAACATATTGGCCACGAGTAAGATGCTGTTGGAGAAGTTTGACGGACGTGTGCCAAGCACACAGAAGGAACTGATGACACTGCCGGGAGTAGGTCGTAAAAGTTCTGACATCGTGATGAGATTTGTTTTTGGAGAGCCACACATAGCGGTGGACACACACGTGTTCAGAATGCTGTGGAGACTGGGTTGGGTGGACAGTCTGGACGAAGGTAAGGCATCCATAACCGTGAACAACACCACACCTGCCAAATACAAGTACGGTGCCCACATGTGGTTGATCACCCATGCCAAATTAGTATGTAAATCGAGGTCACCCGCTTGTAACGATTGTGTTTTGAACGCCACGTGCGATAAGAGAAATATAAACATACCAAAAAGTAGACTTCGAAGAGAAATTTACAAATAAATAAACTCAGTTATAGAAAAACCTTTTAAAAAAAATCCAAAAACATTATTGACAAATTACTCAAATACACGTTATAATAGACAGAATTTGTGTATGGTAATAAAATTACCACACAAAAATAAGGAGAAAAAATGAAAATAACAAAGAAAAAAGCAGGATTGGTTGTTGCGATAATCGTAGCAATCGTAGTCCTATGGGCAGTATTAAAACCTGCTCCGGCCAATGCATCAGAAGTAGATGTTGACATATATGGTTCATTGAACTACATGATCAGCAACAACGAAGATGACAGCGGCGTTTCTACTTCAAAAGCGGAAAACAACGGATCGAGCATTGGTGCTAATTTTAGTAGCAATATCTCAGAAGGTGTTAACGGATTCGCGACCATAGAAGTAGATGTTGATGCAGACGACTCAGGATCTACTCCCTTTGATTCAAAACTGGCATTCGCTGGTGTTGACATGGGAGAAATGGGTATTGTTTCTGTTGGAAGACAGAATTCAGTATTCAAGGGTGCTGTGACATCTAAAACAGATGTGTTTCCAGAATACGGAAACAACGCATCTCAAAAATTGTTCAGCAGAGATTCTCACACAGCAGTTTACTCTAATAACCTTGGTGCTGTCAAAATTGACAACATGATCAAGGTAGACGGAACTACTGGAAAATCTGGTGTTGATGTTTTTGAAACTGCCGCTTCTTTAGATTTAAGCGATGGCCTAAATTTAGGTGTTGCCTACTCAGATGACAAAGTAAACAAAATACAGTACAAAGGTGCTGGAGTTACTTTTGACATTTCTGAAGCAACTACCATAGGGTACACGCACACAATCAAGGACGCGGAAACCACCAATCTTACCACAACCGCTAATGAGGTAGTAGCAAGTCACGTAGTTGACAACACTACCTACTCAGTAGGTTACGGCAAGATTGAGGACGGTGCCGCATACACAACAGTAGGAGCCGAGAAGAAACTTGGTGAGAACTTCAGTGTGTATGGTGCCTTTGAAATGACAGACGCTCCATCGGGTGTTGATACACAAGATGCCGCGGCAGGAATCAAGTTCACATTCTAATCATTGATCTATTTTGTTTGCCTATAATTCTTTGAGTGATAAGTAAAATTGCTCAAGGCAAATATAGGCAAACATAGGCAATGAAAGATAAAGAACTGAACGACATAACCAGGCTGTACGATAGATTCATCAGGCAATGCCCAGGCACAGAAGAATACACCCAGAGGCTCGCTGAGGAGACTCGTATCATCCTACAACTACGTTTCGTAGATTACTTCATACAAATATGTGACATCATACAACTCACCAGAGACATACCTCACATGACTAGAGGTTCCGCTGGTAGTTCGTTGGTTTGCTACTTGCTTGGCATAACTGATGTGGATCCTGTGGAGTGGGGCATACCCATTGCACGGTTCTTGAGTCCTAAACGTGACGACCTACCTGATGTCGATATTGACTTCCCCCATTATCGTCAGGAAGAAGTCATGAACAGGATTTTTAAAAAGTGGCCAGGATGTTCTGCACGAATTTCAAATTACGTGCTCTATCAAGAAAAAAGTGCGAAACGTGAAGCCGCTAAAAGACTAGGTGCGAAAGGCAGACTCCCTCGCAGGTTCACATACGAATCGGTTGGTGTTGATCCCACGGAAGCCAAAAGGATTGAACGCAAACTGATGGGAAAGAAAAGATGTATTTCAAAACACTGCGGAGGCATATTAATGTTCACAAGACAATTACCAAAAAGTTTATTCACGGCAGAGAACCAAATTTTATTAGACAAGAACGAAGTAGAGGACCTGGAACACCTAAAAGTAGACATACTGGCCAACAGAGGACTATCACAACTGCTGGAAGTGGATACTGTAACTAAATTAACTGAATATCCAGAAGAAGACAAAGAGACAGCGGATCTGTTATGTAGAGGAGATGTGTTAGGAGTGACACAGGCAGAAAGTCCTGCCATGCGGAGATTATTTAGAGCCATACAACCTCGTTCAATGAAGGACTGTGTTTTTGCGACAGCACTGATCAGACCAGTGGCTGTGAGTGGCAGGAAGAAAGCCACTATGTTTCAAGATTGGTCAAAAGAAAAAATGGAAGATACCATAGTGTATGAAGACGATGCCATAGATAGAATATCGGAAGTGTTGGGCATAGACAAATACGAAGCGGACATGTACCGTAGAGCGTTCGCTAAAAAGAACGAAGAAAAAATTTTAGAATTCACAACTAGACTAGGTAATCATCCCAGGAAGAACAACATCATAGAGATGTTGCAGGGACTATCGGGTTTTGGATTGTGCAGAGCACACGCTATAAATTTGGGTAGATTGATCTGGGCATTGGCCTATCAGAAGGCACACAACAACAAAAAGTTTTGGGAGGCCGCGATCAAACACTGCCACGGCTCTTACAGGCGTTGGGTCTATCGTACAGAAGCGAAACGTGTGGGCATCGATGTGGTAACTCCAAGCAACAGTGACCGTTGGGATACTCCGGAATTCCAGTACAGAAAGTACGGATGGTGGAGCCAAAAAGATTTCATGCCAGGCATGTATGTCAAAGAACTGTACATGGACAAAGTGGAGTTCGCGGGACTGGTAGCAAATGGTAGAGTGTTCAGAGGTGACAAAGGAAAATACGTGACATTCTTGACGTTGGGTGTTGGTAATGGGCAATACATAGACATTACCATTAAGAAACCATTTTCATATCACGACCATGATGTGGTATGGGGTCAGGGAACCATACGCCAGTCAAACAATTCCGAATATCTCGATGTGTATGACGCTAAAGGATTTACACTTGAAAAATATAAAAATCTGTAGTATAATATAGTATGGCTTACGTGGTAAACGATAAATGTGTTTTGTGTAAACACACTACCTGTGTTGAAGTATGTCCTGTGGACTGTTTCTATGAAGGTGAGAACATGTTGGTGATCAATCCAGATGAATGCATAGATTGTGGAGTGTGTGAACCAGAATGTCCAGTGGATGCTATAGAACCAATGGACAGTGGAGAACTGTTGGATTTCAATAGAGAATGGTCTTTGAAGTGGCCAAACATTACAAAACAGCAAGAGCCGTTACCAGAACACGAAAAATACAAAAACGAAACTGATAAAATTAAAAAATATTTCAAAGGCAAATGATTCTGGACAAAATAAAAGAGATGGGAGAAAATATCAAAATGCTAGAAGGACACGACAGGTTTCACTATCTCATAGACAAAGCGAAAGAAATTGAGCCGTTGCCTGATGCTTTGAAAACAGAAGAAAATAGAATACACGGTTGTGCTTCCAAGTTATGGTTGATAGGTGGTGCCAGAGAGGATAATACCATGATGTATCAAGTAGACGGCGACGCACACATCAGCAAAGGTACAGCCAAAGTGGTAACAGATCTAGTGAACGGTGAACATCGAAGTGCCGTTGCCAATCTCACTGTGGAGGATTTTTCTCCACTTGGAATAAAAGAATTACTAACCATGCAGAGGCAAAACGGTCTCGGCGAACTAATAGATAGAATAATAAGGATAGCACGTGATTGAGACACCCCCAGGCTGGTTACCAAATCAAAATCCAAGTGTTGATCCCAGTCTGCATGCCACTCTTGACGACATACCCGATCACGAAGAAACAAAGCAAGAATACATAGAAAAAATAAAAGATCAATTAAAGACAGTTTATGATCCAGAAATAAGTGTTGACTTGTATACATTAGGGTTGATCTATGACGTCAAAGTCACTAGTGAAAGATATGTTTTTGTTTTGATGAGTTTGACATCTGCTTTCTGTCCGGCGGCGGATTCGATGCCATTAGAGATCAAACAAAAAATCGAAAGCATTCCAGGATTAAAATGCAAAGTGCGTATCACCATGACCCCACAATGGAACAGAGACATGATAGAACCATCTATGAGAGATCTCATGGGACTATGATATTAACAACTGCCGAAACCATAAAAAAATTAAAAGAATCCGGACCCCGGAAAAAAGATAGAATTTATTGGGAAATATCAAAAAGAGATATCAATCAATCCAATTACAACATGTGGCTTTGTTGGATGCAGATGTTGATAGATTACTTGATAAAAAGAGCGAAGCGAAGCGCCAAAATAAAGAAAAGCGTTAGCGTAAATTCAGAAAACAGCGAAGCGTAAAACAGCGTACGGAACCTTTGGTCTGTCAAAAAAACACGCTTTGATCATTCTAAATTAAATACTCACATAATGATCATCATAGCACACAGGGGAAACATCCAGGGGCCGAATCCCGAAAAGGAAAACACAGTAGTATACCTACAAGCGGCCATGAACCAGGGTTACCAGATAGAGATAGATCTGATAGACTGGAATGGCACCAACTTTGTGCTGGGTCATGACGTGGCGCAGGAACAGGTGGATCCCACCCGATTGAGAGATCCCAGGATATGGTGCCACTGCAAGAACTACAAAACATTCACAAAGGCGCTGGAATACGGACTTCACTGTTTCTGGCATCAGGAGGATGACTACACCATGACTTCAATGGGCTACATATGGGCGTACCCCGGACGAGATGCATCGGGTTTCCGTACCATCATGGTCAAACCAGAATTACACAAACAGGCCGACACAGAAAATGTGTTTGGCATCTGCACCGACTACGCAGAAAGATACAAGGAGAAAAAATGAAGATAGTAATACCCATGGCGGGTGCTGGATCACGTTTCGAGAAGGCCGGATACAGTTTTCCCAAACCTCTTATAGAAGTCAGGGGCAACCCCATGATAGCCACCGTGGTTGAAAACCTCAACCTGCAGGGACAATACATATTCCTGGTGCAGAAGTCACACTACGAGAAATATGATCTCAAAGGCATGCTGTCCATGATAGCACCCGGCTGTGAGATAGTGCAGATAGACGGCATCACAGAAGGCGCGGCATGCACTGTGCTGACGGCCAGAGAACTGATCGACAGCGACGAGCAGTTGGTGATAGCCAATTCCGACCAGTGGATCAAGTGGAACAGCCTCGAGACCATAAGTTCGTTCAATGACAAGGATTCGAATGGTGGCATATTGACTTTCAACAGTGTGCATCCCAAACACAGTTTCGCAAAAGTGGACGGCAACGGATGGGTCTCGGAAGTGGCCGAAAAGAATCCAATATCCAACAACGCCACGGTGGGGATCTATCACTGGAAGCACGGCAGTGACTTTGTGAGATATGCCGACCAAATGATAGCCAAGAACATCAGGACCAACAACGAGTTCTATGTGTGTCCGGTGTACAACGAAGCGATCAAGGACGGAAAGAAATTCAAGGCCAGTCGAGTGGACGAGATGTGGGGCATGGGCACTCCGGAAGAACTCACGAACTACTTGGCCAACTGCAAGTATTGACATGTTGTTCTACAACACAAACATAGATCAAGAAAGATATTTCATAGCCACATACGAGATGTCCAGCACGGCCAATCTCAAGGAGGCGGCCTGGGCATTGGCCATCGGACAGAGCGTGGGCAATCCCAGTGTGCGTAACAAATGGGAGACCGAAGAACTGTTCGAGAACCACAGTTGCGTGATCGTGGGTGAGAAGGCCAAACTGGAGAAACAGACGGAAGGCACGGTCAAGATAGCGTTCCCCGTGGCCAACACGGACTGGAACACGGACGGCATGGCCCACTTGCTCTGCCAACTCATGGGCGGACACGTGGACATCGACATCATAACCAAATGCAGACTGACTGCACTGGCATTGCCCAACGCGGTCACAAAAAACTTCCTGGGACCAAAGTTTGGACTGTCAGGTATGCGTGATTTCACCGGACAGCATGGCAAACCATTCCTGGGAGGCATCGTGAAACCAAAGATAGGAATTACACCAGCGGTGCTCCTTGACATGGTCAAGCAGATGGTGGAAGGCGGAGTGGATTTCATCAAGGAGGACGAGATAATGTCCAATCCTGTTGTGTGTCCACTGGAGCAACGTGTGGACCTGATATCAAACTATCTCGCCAAGCAGAGCCGCAAGGTGATATTCTGCCATACGATAAATTGCGATCCACACGTGTTGACAGATCGTGTGAGGCGTGTGCATGAGTTGGGCGGCAACGGAGTACACATCAATGTGTTCAGTGGGTTCGGTTCCTACAACAGCATAAGGAAAATGGACCTGCCATTGTTCCTGCACTATCAGAGCAGTGGCGCCAAGGTGACCACGGATCACTCACACAGGTTCAGCATCAGTTGGCCGGTGATGTGTCAACTTGCCACCTTGATGGGAGTGGACACCATACAGACCGGAATGGTGGGAGGCTACAGCAACGACGATCCGGAAGAGATCATGAAGTGCCTGGAGATACTCAGGGCGGGCAACACGACACCTGCATTGAGTTGTGGATTCAATCCCGGCCTTGTGGACAAGGTCAATTCACTGGCGGGACTTGATTACCTGGCCAACTCGGGAGGTGCCATACACGGTCATCCCGGCGGAACCACCTCGGGTGCCCTGGCCATGCGTCAGGCCATAGACAAGACACACGGAATAGAATACGAACAGGCCATAGCCAAATGGGGTTATGTCAAATGATCAAGGCCGAGGAAGTTGCTGTATGCTTCTCGGGACTGGCACGTGCAGAACACGAATGGGTGATCGAAAGAACAAAAAACATCTTGCCATACGACACGTTCTTCTCGACATGGGAAGGATATGACATACCCAAGAACGCCACCGGGTGTGAACTGTTTCCAGAACCCACTTACAATTATCACAATCTTGTAGAGACCAAGACCAAACCCGATTGTTCACTTTGGAGAAAGTACACACGGACACCAACGCAGGGCCACCGTGGTGGAAAAATATGGTGGAAGAAGAATCTAATGGCACAGACAAAATCAAACGGCAAACAGATATTGGGACATTATTTTTTGGTCAACACATTGCCGGAAAAGTACAAAGTGATCATAAGGATGAGATACGATGCCATACTGAGTTCCAAAGCCGATTACTCAAAATACATACAGCATGTCCAAGACACAGGCCACAGCGTGGGATTCGACGCACTGGGAGGATTTAACGAAGGTCCTGCCCACACACTCAAAGAACACAAAAATCTAGATTGTAGGAGATGTACAGGATGGTACCTATGGGACCATGTGCTTTTCCACAGCAGGCACAGGTTGAAGAATGTGCAGGAATATCATGACAATAAGGACCTACTTGGAGCCGAATGGGGATGGTATCAAATCTTACATCATCAGTGGGGAGACAAAGACTTCATCAATGTGGAAGGTGGCGAGACACTGGTCAAGTGTTGCACTTCTCCCAGAGAGACCTGGGATCAATTTTGATGAGGACCAGAGACTATTTTGGTTGGACTGTTCTGGAAGAGGACAACAGGTATGGTCCTGCCATTGAAAGCAATATAGATTAC